GACTGCTCCGGCGTGGAGAATAACAATGTAGAAGTGCGGAGATTCTCGATTCTGGGATGAACCGCTCATAAAAAGGAGGTTTTATCATGCGAAGAAAATTTATTGCGGCGGTCACATCGGGGGTTCTGGCCCTGACGGTCATGGCAGCTCTGCCCACCCATGCGGAGGCGGTGAGCATCTGGCTTGACCTTACCCCGGGGACGGAGAGCGTCGAGACGTTCCAGTACAAGGACTATGCAGACCGCTATTCGGACGCCTACGAGCTCTATGGTTACGATGCTGAGGCACTGTTCAACCACTATGAGACGGTCGGCAAGGCCGAGAATCGGGTAGGACGCTTCAAGAAGACGCCAGAAGAAGATGACCGGCATCCCTATGTGTGGGACGCCGATGAGCCGCTGGACCCGCTGCCGCCTTTGGACTTTCACGCGCAGCCGGACTGGTTCGATGCCCGTACCCTCCCGGAGAACCTGTCCAACGTCCGTATCATAAAAGAATATGAGCAGCTGGAAGCTTTTATAGAGAAAGACGAGTGGATCGGAGACCCCGTTCTGGTGCGGAAGGAAGAGCTCCTGACGGAGATGAGCAGCCGCGTCCGGAACTATAGAGGCCGGCGCGGCGGAGCTGACTATCTCCGTGCCATCAGTCAGGACATCGACGTGCTGCTTGATTTCATGGGATAAGGATGCTATAAGATGAAAAGGGAAGAGCCTCACTGCAAAGCGGTGAGGCTCTTCCCTTTGGTGGAGCACAGAGGGTTCGTCTGGCTCACGTGTGGTGGAGGCGATGGGAGTCGAACCAATTCCCGCCGTTCTATCGTGAAAAAATCGCAATTTTCAGTCTGAAAATGTGGCGTTGCTATGGGCTGAAATTCTGCACATAGAACCGCACCCAGTTCCCTAAAATCGGGAAGTGTGGTAAAAAGTGTGGTATTTTTCAGCCGTGCAGCAGCTTCATAAATACCGCGTTGACGGCCTGCGCTGTGGCTACATCCTCACCGGTCAGGGCGTGGGAGTAAATGCCGTATGTGTCCATATCTTCGGAGTGACCTACAAGCGCCTTGACCTCACCAGCGGGCAGCGTCTTGATTGCGGAGACAAAGCTGTGCCGCAATTCGTACAGGCTGACCGGCTGCAGATCATTGGCAGCGCAGTACACTTTCCAGCGCTTATAAAACCGGCGCTCTGTTTCCAGACAGAACACGCTTTCACAATGGCCGGTGATAGCCCTCTGAGCTTCTAGGACAGCTTTTGCAACGTCCGGCAGGACGAATGACCGGCAAGCATTTTCGTTCTTTCCGCGCGTCTCCTGCCCTTTTACGTTGATGGCACGGGAGATGTTGACGGTGCTGCCTTTGATATCTGCCCAGCGCAGGCCCAGCAGTTCCCCGGGCCGCAAGCCGGTAAGCACCGCAAATCTGTATGCGTTGATATAATCATCGTGCACGCGCTTGTTGCGATACAATGTCGTGTCGATGCTGAACAGCTTTATTAAATCATCTGGCTGCAAGACCTTCTTGCCCTTCAGGCGTGCGCTGGCTGGTATCTGTACATCCTCCGGCAGATAGGTGGACAGCTTGCTTTTGCGGCAGTATTTGCAGAAGGCACGGAGATCCCCGGCGAGTGATTGCAAGGTTTTACGGCTCTTGCCTGCCGCGTGGGCTTTGTTGATGATGGCTTGCAAGTCTGCATCTGTAAGGGCATTGACCCGCTTTTTGCCGATGATCGGCAGCACCCAGACCCGCCAGCGGCTTTCGACGGGCTCCCAGTTGCCCGCGCTGGTGGTCTGCTTCAGGCTCTCGAGCCAGAGCTTGTACACGTCCTCGACCCGGCCCGCCTTCACGCCTACGCCGTCCTCTAGCCAGGCATCAGCCTTTCGGTTTGCTTCCCGCTGGCCTGTGCGGCCGGGAGTGCTGCTGTAAAAATACCGGCGCTGGCCGTCTTTCTGCACCGCCACACGCCACCGGCTGTAAGCTTCCTGCCAAACGGCTGTGTTCGTCCGCTTGCTCATCTGCTGCACCCCCTTCCCGCTGAATATAGGGATTCTTTCTCGCGTTGGTAAAATCGTATTCTTCTAACATAACTGTTTGGCTCAATTTTGAGCTCTCCGAAGCGTCAATGATTGCCCGTCAGTGGGTACGTCGTGAAACACGCCCCACCCCACCGCCTACTGTGCTCTGCGCAGTGGGCTTTATTTTTTATCGGGAGCATATACAAGAGCTTCCAAATCTTCAACCAGCTTCAACGTGTGCGCGTCGTTTTCTTCGTAAGCCTTTAAGACTTGCTCAAAAACCGGAACGGGCTTGTTTCCATACCTTTTCCATAAATTATCTATGGCAATTTGCACAGCAGCTTTCTTCTGGATATCGGATTTCAGCGAATTGAACAAGTACCGGGCTTTGTTTTTGGCGCTTCCCGCATGGGTGGAGTCAATATATATCGCACCCTTGCTATATTCATCATCTGGGCGCTGGGGGATGAACGCAAAAAGGATTTCAGGTGCAACCGAATAACGCCGCGACATATCCAGAATAACACGCTCTCGCTCTTGATTATAAGTCGGAACGTCCCACGCCTTCCCGTTGTCCCTTGCAAGTGTTTCAGCCGCCCAAAGTTCGCTTTTTGCTTCCCTTTTGGCATCCTCAATCTCTTCTTTGCGAGGATAGAACGCTTCAACTGGAATATTCAGTGCTACAGCTATTTTTGAGAGAACCTCTTTTCGCGGCTCTCGCTTATTTCGTTCATATTGTTGAAGTGTAATTGTAGCAATTCCAGCCTTTTCGGCGAGTTCTTTTTGAGTTAGTCCGTATGCGTTCCGAAGATTTTTAATCATTTCACCAATATTCAAGCTCTTCTCCCCTTCCTATTAGAAATATATCACATTCAAAACAAGCATTCAATGCGAATTTGAAAATTTTTAGAAAAGCACTTGACGCATTCAAAACGAATGGTTATAATAAAGCCAATGAGACATTCAAAACGAATGTCCGAAAGAGAGGTGAATCAAATGGCGAAATCCATCATTGTTGATCGCGTGAAGGTCATCGCAGAGATGGCACGGCAAGACCTGACCGGTGAAGAACTGGCTCAGAAAGCCGGTGTAGGCCGCAGCGCAGTTATCAAAATGCGCAAAGGTCAACCGGTCTGGCGTACTACCGCAGGCCATGTTGCTACCGCCCTGGGCGTACCGCTGGAATATTTGAAGGAGGTGGAATAATGTATCGTTTGTTCAAGCATCTGAGGGTTCGCTTCGTCGAGCTGGACTTGAAACAATCGGAGGTAGCAAAGGCCGCAGGGATGGCTCCCAGCACGCTTTGTTCCCGGATGCAAGGGAAACAACCCTTTACCGCGTGGGAGATTCAGCGCGTGGCTGAGGTGCTAGGCATCCCCCGGGAGCAGTACGGCGACTTTTTCTTTGAACCGTCGCCCAAGACGAAAGCCGGGTGATCTGCTATCCAGTACCTGACGGACAAGACCAAGACCCCCCAGCACGCCCCCTTCCCGTTCTTCCTGCTGGAATGTGAGGGCTTGAGCTGGACGGCAGAAATCATCTATTCTTTGCTGCTATATCGGGCGCAGCTATCCAAGAAAAACCGCTGGATTGACAGCGAGGGAAGAATCTACATACAGTTCTCAAATGCCAGCCTTGCAAAAGCCCTTCACAAGTGCGAAGCGTCTGTTAGAAACGCCTTGCGAGAACTGGAAAAGGCTGGATTGATTGAAAAACGGTCAAACGCTGGTTCTGCAAATACCATCTATTTGAAACTGCCAGATTCTTCTGAAAGTCAACCTAAACCCCGTCTGAAAACAGACACCCCACCGTGTCAGAAAACTAGCACCCTACCCCACCAGAAAGCTAACACACCCCCTGTTAGAAATATGACACCCCCCTGTCAGGAAACTAACACGGGGGGTGCTAGAAAACTGACACCAAGATATAAAGATTTAGATAATAGAACAGTTAATACAACGAGAGAGAAAGCACCCCACCGAAAAAGCTACGGCAACTATGGAAATGTTTTTCTGACCGATGCAGAGTATCAGAAGTTGAGCGCAGATATTCCATATCTGGATAATCTGATAGAACAGCTATCCGCTTACATGGAGAGCAGCGGGAAGACGTACAAGAGCCATGCGGCTACCCTGCGCGTGTGGGCTGCACGAGATCGAAACCAGCAGAAGCCCCGTAGCAGCGGGATGCCTGATTACTCATTCAAGGAGGGAGAGAGCCTTTGAACCACACCATGAACGCCCTTTCTGCGCTCTTGCAGCGCAATGAGGGAGAAGCCAAAACAGACGACTACACCGGGGAAGATGGCCTGCTGCATTGTGGCAAGTGCCATGCACCCAGGCAGATGCATGCCCCGGATTACATCCGCAAGACCACGGGAGAATCCGTTGTGTGGATTCCGTGCGACTGCGAAGCGAACGAGCGCGCCACCTTGCGGCAGCAGCGCGAACAGGAACGGCGCGAGCAACAGCTCCGCACACTCAAAGTAAACGGCTTTTCGGATGTTTCAATGGAGAGCTGGAATTTTCGGAACGACAATGGACGGAACCCGCAGATGGGATATGCCCGGAACTACGTCACACAGTGGCGGGACTTTGAGCGTGAAAACATCGGCTTGCTGTTGTGGGGCAAGGTGGGCACTGGCAAGAGCTTTTTTGCCGGGTGCATCGCAAATGCGCTGATGGAGCAGGGCACAGCCGTCTGCATGACGAACTTTAGCCGGATTGTGAACGACCTGAACGGGCGCGGGAACAACCGGAACGATGTTATAGATCGCCTGTGCAGCTATCCGCTTCTCATCATTGACGATTTCGGCATTGAGCGGGAAACAGATTACACGCTTGAGCAGATTTACAACATCGTAGACAGCCGATACCGCAATCAGCGCCCGCTCATCGTCACAACAAACCTTGCACTGGGCGAGCTGAAAGACCCGCAGGACGTTGCCCACGCCCGCATTTATGACCGCCTGTTGGAAATGTGCGTCCCTATCTGTTTTACCGGAGAGAACTTCCGGCGGCAGGCAGCTGCGCAGAAAATGGCGAAAATGCAAGCAATGATGAAGCAGGAAAGGAAGTGATTTTGTGAACGAGAGCACCGACCGCAGCAGCTATGTTGAAGCCATTGTGAAGCTGCTGGGAAAAGCGGACCTGCGCAAACTGCGCCTGATCTGGGTCTATGTGGAGCGTATGACCCGCACCAACTAAACCGACCCGGCCTAAATGGCCGTGTTTATAAATTTTCAAGCGTGCCCGTAGGGCACAGAAAGGTTTACTTATGATTACTATGCTTATGGACTCCAATCTGACCATTCAGACCGATGGCCCCGACAACGCACTTCATGTGCTCAACAATGCCGTTCGCGGCAAGTCCCTGTCTTATGACGCGCCTTTTTACTGCAAGGAAGAGCGCCACCCCAGCGACGGCGTGCAGCTCTGGCTGTCTGATAAGCCGGAGGATGGTGACGACACGGTGGTGTTCATCACGCCGACCCTGAGCGCAGAGGGCAAGCCCGAACTTTCTATTGATGTGCGGCAGGGTTCGTCCCCGTATGAATTTTTGGACGATGACGAGGAAGAAGCCCCCAGTGTAGCGCCTTGCAGCGTTGACATTCTCGGCATTTCTTTGGGCGAAGAAGGTTTGCTCATTATCCCGCGTGAAGTCCGTATGCAGTGTGAACCGCTGGTTAATGCAGCGAATGCCCTGATGAACGCTCTGAATGACCTGCCCGTCAGCACCGTGGATAAAAACACCATTGCACTGCTGGCCGCTGATCTGATGGCGCAGGCAGAGCAGGAAGGTGTGAAGAACGGCGTTGAAGCCTATACGGATTTCACCCACGACATGACCCCGGGGAAGTTTGCAAAACTCGTGAAGTCTGTCAAAGACGCTTTCATGCCGTCCTGATTAAGACCGCCCGACAAACAACGAAGCCGCCTTTCCCTGCGCCAACAGGGAGGGGCGGCAAATGGCGGGACAACGCATTGCAGTAATGTTTCCCGCCCTCATTTTATCAGAAAGAAGAGGGATTTTCAATGACTGCTTATCAATTTCAGTGTACGGCTCCTGTGGCGCTGATGTTCTTCGTGGGTGCGGTGGCCTACTGGCGCACCTTCGGTTTCTGGGGCTGAGGAGGTGTGCAGCATGACTAAACAGGAACTGCACGAGCAGCTTGTGAAGGAAGCGGAAGTGTATTGCCCTAACATGACCCCGGAGAAAAGGAAAATGGCGGTCGAGCTGGTGGAAGAGGTGCTCAGCCTATCCGAAGCGCAGCGCAACCGTTTTCTCGACTTCCTGCGCCTGAACAAAAGGGCAAATGCACTCGGCCTTGACGTGGATGTGGACAAGAGCACGAAGCTCTACTTCATCAAAGACGTTGCGACCAATACCGTGATCGCGCCGCCGCCGATGAACCTTGAAACCGTGGCGGCATGGTTGGACGACTACGAGAAAGAAGCAGACGAAGAGGACATTACAACGTGATTTCTTGTGTTATAGTCCGCTTTATGGTATAATAAGAGCATAGTATAGACGCTCTTTTGAACCATTACAAATAGTAAATTTTATCGGTGGTGCGTGGAGTACAGAGCACCACCCCCACCCCTGAGAGCGTGTTACAGCCCCGGAAAAGGCTGCTGCACGCTCTTTTTATTTGCCGGAGGTCATCTTATACCATGAAGAAAAGGCTCAAAAAATGCCCTGTCTGTGGGGCTGTGATGTACCAGTTTGCACCGGGAATCCGCTGTCTTGACTGCGAGATGAAGCAAGCCCAGGATGAACGGGAACGGAACCGCGTAAAAACTCTGGCATGGGCTGCATATCATCTGGAACACGGCGAACGGCTGTCACTGGGCGAAGTGGCCGCTATGGCTGACGCTATGGGCATGAGCTACGGCGCATACAGTTTACAGTTGTCCCAGCAGAAACACAATGTAGCAACAAATTGACATTTCATAGCATTATATTTGCATTTTACAACAGAATGTGGTATACTGACCATAGCAGGCGGTTTATAGCGCCGTCCGGCTCCTGACTGCTCTTTGCTGCACGGTCTGGCTGTGGGTGTGCCATGACCCACGATCAGAGCGCCCAGCATTGCAGGAGCGGACACACCCCCTTGCACCGGACTTTTCCTTTCCCCGGTGCACCATGCGCGGCATAAGGTTTGCCGCCTGCTGCTTTTTACGTCTACTCATACGGAAAATGAGGTGCTATCAATGGAGAATCCCACCACTACCCCCAGCGCCGCCCAGCAGGCCGAAAATAACGGCTCTGAGCGGACTTTTACCCAAGACGAAGTAAACACCATCGTTGCAGATCGGCTTGCCCGTGAGCGCTCCAAGAGTGCCGAGCGCGTGGGCGACCTTGACGCACGAGAAAAAGATCTGAAAGCCCGCGAGGAAGCGTTAGAAGCCAAAAGCCAGCGTTTCAACCAGTGGGAAGCCCGGGAAGCCTGCCGTCAGTATCTGGCTGATAACCATATCAGCGCGGCGCTGCTGGATAAGCTGGACACCAGCGACCCGGAAGCGTTCAAGACCGCTGTAAAGGCGGTGCAGAGCGTCACCGGCAACGGGTACACTGTCACCACGACCACCACCGGCGCAAGGGTGGACACCCCGCCCACCTGGCTTTCCCAGGGTAAAGACAAAGACGCTGAGTTGAAGCGGGCTTTCGGTCTGAACAACTGAAAGAGGATCTATAAATGGCTATTGAGTTAGCGACCCAGTTCCAAGCATATACCGATGAACAGTTTTACTCCGAGAGCAAGACCAGCCTTGTGACCAACAAGGATTTCAATTTTGATGGCGCAAAGACCATCAAACTGTACAAGGTCAAGTCCACCGAGATGGAGGACTTCAACCGCAACGGCCCCATTCTCGATGGAAACAAGAGCCAGTACGGCACGATCAGCACCCTGCAGGCCACCACCGAGACATTCACGATCAACAAAGATCGTTCGTTCACTTTCGAGGTGGACAAGATGGACACGGACGAAACCAAGATGCAGGTTGCGGCCGCCAGCGCTCTGGCACGCCAGCAGCGTGAGAAGGTGTTCCCGGAGATTGACTCCTATGTTTACAGCGTGATGGCAGCAAATGCAGGCATTAAGCCGGAAGCCGCAGCCCTGACCGCTGAGAACATCTATACGCAGATCATCACGGCAAATGCCCAGATGGATGACGCAGAAGTGCCAGCATCTGATCGTGTGCTCATTCTGACCCCGACCGCCTACACGCTCCTGAAGCAGTCCAAGGCCACCTTTGACAATCAGGACGTCGGTGCAGAACTGCGCAAAAAGGGCGTTATCGCCCAGCTGGACGGCCTGAACGTGGTCAAGATCGCGTCTAACCGCCTGCCCGCGAAGTTTGGCTTCATGATCGCGCATCCCGTGGCTACCGTGGCCCCGGTCAAACTGGCAGAGTACAAGATTCACCTTGACCCGCCTTTCCTGTCCGGCAGTCTGGTGGAGGGCCGTATTTACTACGACTGCTTTGTTCTGGAAAACAAGGCAAAGGCTATCTATTATCAGGCAATCGCCTGATATGGCATCATCTGGGCGCATGGGGCAACCTGTGCGCCCTTTTTGTATCGAGGTGAGTATATTTGAAGATCAAACTTTCAACTCCCGCAGAGGTACGCCGCACGCTGTCCAAGATCGCAAATATGCTGCTGAATAACCAGATCGACCCACAGCGGGCAACGGCTATCACAAATTGCTGCAACAGCGTTCTAAACTGCATCCGCATTGACGAACAGCAGAAGAAGCTGGCAGAGCTGGAAAAGCTGCTGGACGAGGTGGAAGCGAATGGAGCTTGACCGACTGGAAAAGCGCATCCGGGCACTACAGGCCCGGAAAGCGGCCAGAGCTGCCACGTTTGAGCGTGTGCAGGGTATTGACCCGACCGAACACGAAGCGGCTGTATACCATTCTATCCACGCGGATATCGCAGCCGATGCACACACCTATTACAATCTTCCCGGTGGGCGCGGCTCCTGCAAATCGTCCTTTGTGTCGTTGGAGATCGTGGACGGCATCCAGAAAGACCCCACAGGGAACGGCTCTGCTGTGGTGTTCAGGCGGTGGGGCAGTACCTTGAGGGAATCCGTGTTTGCACAAATCCAATGGGCTATTGACGCGCTGGGCGTGACCGACCTGTGGAGCTGCACCGTGTCCCCTATGCGCTGCACCTACCTTCCTACAGGCGCACAGATCGTTTTCCGAGGGCTGGACGATAACAGCAAGATCAAATCTATCAAGCCTGCAAAGGGCTTTTTCCGGTGGGTGTGGTTCGAGGAATTTTCAGAGCTGCCCGGAGAAAACTTTGTACGCAGCGTGATGCAGTCCGTGGGGCGTGGCGGTAAGCCTGTGGTGTTCCGCAGCTTCAACCCGCCTGTGTCCCTGAATAACTGGGCAAATAAGTTCATCCAGCAGCCCAACGAGGAAGCATTGACCCTGCATACGGATTACACCCAGGTGCCGCCTGAATGGCTGGGAGAGGTGTTTCTGAACGAAGCGCAGCGCATCCAAGCTCTGAATCCCAAAGTGTACGATCATGAGTATCTGGGCATTCCCACCGGCAGCGGCGGCGAAGTGTTCACCACGCTGGAAGTGCGAGAGATCGCGGACGAAGAGCTTGCAATGCAGTGTTACCGCTATGTTGGTGTTGACTTCGGCTTTGCGTCTGACCCTGCTGCCGTTGTGGCGCTGTTCTATGACCGCAGCACCGAAACCATCTATTTTGCGGATGAGATTTACAAGCGCGGCTTGTCAAATGAAGCCCTTGCCGCCGAGATCAGGGCGCACGGCCTTGACCATGTGGGCGAAAGCAGGAAAAACCCCATCACAGGCGCAGAAACAGCCCCTGAACAGGTTATTTATTGCGACTGCGCCGAACCCAAGAGCATCATGGACTTGCGTACATACGGCTTGCAGGCGCGTCCCTGCACCAAGCACCCCGGCTGTGTAAACTACCGCATCAAGTGGCTGCAAAAGCGGACGCTTGTAGTTGACCCCCGGCGCACGCCCAACATCTACCGCGAGTTCTCACAATATGAGTACGACACGGACAAGGACGGCAATTTTCTGCCCAGTGTGCCAGATCGGGACAATCATACTTGTGACGCAACCGCATATAGCCTTGACCGTCTTATTTTCAACAAGAACGAAGGAGCGTAAAACCATGCTGGAAATGCATCTGACCTGCCCGAACTGTGGAAAGACCTTTGTTGTGTATGACTGGCAGCTATGGAGAGACAGCGAGGAAAACGAGAGCTTTCAATGCCCCTGCTGCCATACTGCCCCGGATGAAGAAGCCTGTTACCGCCTGAAAGATGGCTTTTTGGAGCTGTGCGACGTTGACCGGCATTGGAACCACGACAAAGAGAGCGCACCGCTGCCGCCTGAAAAACAGAGCTGGAAAATCGAGATCAGACAGGGATAA